GCAATCCAGCTAGGTTGCCTAGGGCAGTCAATGCAGCCGCCACAGCGAGCTTCCTACGCGGTCTACGGCATTGGTCATTGATCCATTCAGTTACCACGCCGACAAGCCCCGGCGGGCAATTCAGATCAACGCCGCTAATGTCAAACGGCAATCCGTCATGCGGGGTATCGGTCACGGGTATTTCAGGCGCGTCAAACACCACACTGCGCACCCACCCGCCTTGTTCGGCATGATAGACCAATGTTCCCAACGTAACGGGGTTTGCGGATTTACCAAACGAATGCCAACGCTTTTCTAGGCCATCATCAGGGTATTTTGCACCTTTGGCAGACCACGCATCCCACGCCGCAAACGCCGTTCCGCCGCTGGCCTCATGGCACGCCATACCGCACTTGATCCATGTATCATAGTCACAGTCCGGGCTGACAAAAGACAGCATATCGGCCAAGTCATTATGGGATACGTCCATCACCCCGCCGTTATATTCGGCCCGATGGCGTTCCGGCCTGCGCAATAGGTCAATCAATTCCTGCGGTGCATTGCCAATATCGTATGGCGATCCATCCAGAACCTCATACCGATTGCCGCTGGCGTGCAGTGATCCCGGACCCACAACGTAGCCCGATGATTTGAAATCAATCCCTTTAAAGTCATCCAAATGCGTGACAAGCGCAACACCTTCCGGCGCGGTGAAATACAAATGACGCGATCCGCCACCACTTCCGGTAGCCACTATCAGGCCACAATTGGCAAGACCCGGCACCGCATCCGCCAACTTCGCCCAGCTATCAACGCCGCCATTGCGGGCGTCAATATCAACAACGATCAACCCACGACACAAAACCCCGTAGCCAGTGCGCAACTGGCCTGTCATTTCCATGACGTCTATTTGTTCGTCGCTCCACGCAGACGGCGTGTGCTGCCATGACGACGAATATGGGTGTTTTCCAGTTGTTTTGCAGTCAACGTCGCCACAGCCGCACTTGCCGTCAACGATAGGATACAGGCCGAAAATGCGCAGTCCAGCCTCGCGGAATTCTTGGTATTGCAACTGCGGCCCCTCATATGTGGCGTTATGTGTAGCATGGGCGTGGCCGTGGCGTCAAGGGGTGAATGGCCTATTGTAGTTCATATAAAGATTTGAGTATTCTCTGCGCGTCTTGGGATGAGTTTGAACAACGCGTATCACTTCATCATCGCCATAAAGCGCCGTTACATCGGCACACGTTGCCCACTTTGCTGCGTTCATGAGCAACCCTTCCGTGATGCCGGGACGTGCTGATATGATCCGCTTTAGGCGATTCGCATTGACGATATGAGGCGGCATCGGCTCGGGCTTGATCTTCTTGGCGCGTTCCTTTGGCTTTCTAGTTGCAGGTTTGAGTGAGTGGTACTTCACCACCACAACGCCCGTCTTATGGTGCGGCGTTTCAGTTCGAGTGATCGAACCATCGCTCACGTACTTTTCCGCCATCCGATGCACCGTGGCGGGGCTGTAGCCCCTGTTCCTGTGGCAAAGTTGCGCAAGAGACATAACTCCAAATGCATCTACATGCCGCCTTACTATCAGTTGTTTCATGACTTCACTCCATTTTTGATGGATATACCGGAAAAACCATATTTGCGATATTATTCATCAACATATTGAAAAACAAACGTTATTTGTGTGTTTTTTTCATTTGATACACCGAAAACACCCCCCCCTATATACATCTGTAAAGCTAAACTCTTTCTACCCTATCGTAGGATTAGGATAGCGTCAACACCCCCCCCCTTAGACAGTTTCAGGATAGACTAGAAAGAAACAAGCTTGTAAGAAATAGGGGGGGGTATCTACTAAGCTACTAAGGAAGAGAGGTATCTAAGAGAGTATCTCCTTATTCTATAGGGGCCAAAGCGCTTTGGAAGATCGGTTTTATGCTTAGTGGGCTTCGGATATTCAGCGGTATTCATTACTAGGCTATTGACACTACTATCATCATCGAGTAGTGTCTATCAACAGGAGCAACCCACATGACCCGCACAGAATTTATCAACACCCACCGCGCGACGCACACCGTGCTTGTCTATAAATTCCCGGACATGTTCCGGGTCACAGCCAAGTCAAAGCACGTCATCGCAAACGAAGTGCTGACCATCGGCAAAATGTCATATCCACTCGACGGCTACACAGTGGCGTTGAAAGCATGAAATACGTCATCACAGCATGGTGCTGCACAGTTGCAACCATCATCGCAATCATGCTACTGTAACCCATGGAATTATTCGAGTGGGTCAGCGGGCCACAAACCGCCACATTGCCAGCCGACTATCAAGACATTTACCGTCATGCACTGGAAACGCAATGGCAGGCCGATCTTGACTACATCCGGTTAAACGGGATCACCCCGCCTTGGCAATCGGAACCCACAGAACTACCCCAGCACATTGCACGCCTGTTGACCGCCATCGCTGATCATGGCGGACTTGAATGGCATGAAACCGATTTTATCGTCCGGGCATATTTTACAAACGATATTGGATTGCGTAATATTCCAAACGCAAAACAGACAATCAACGAGGCATTGGCACTAGGGTTTATCACGGCCCCCATGATTGACAGTGTGCCAATGATCATGCTAACATGCTCAGGAATAGCGGCTTTAGAAGCCGATGAAGACTTGCGCGAGTAATTGCTGAGAACAGGAATTCATGGCAAACCCAAATCCATCGCCTGAAAATCAATTCAAACCCGGCCAATCTGGCAATCCGGGCGGTATCAATTCAGAAACACATCGCCTGATTAAAGACAGCGCGGAAAAAGCTGCCCGTCTGCAAAACCTGTTGATTGATGGCGTATTGGCAAGGGTGGAGCAATCCAGCCCGGAAGAGCGTGAGGCCATTCTGCGATCTGATGTAAACAAAATCATTGGGGACGCTCTAGACCGCCACCTAGGCAAGGCCACGCAGCCTATTGATAACACGTCCAGCGATGGCACGATGACGCCACGCGCGGCTTATGGCGATGCTGTGTTGGATGCTATCAAGGCGAAGCATGGGGTAACTGTAAAAGAATAAATCGCACTCATGCGTGAATTTTTCGCTTGCGTAGCCCGGTGGATGGTGTATATATAGGACATCAACAGGAGATAGACGCTATGGCCGCATCGATCAAAGCAGCAACCGTCAAAAAGACTTTCGGAAACAGCATGGAACCGCGATGGGTTGTTACTCTGGATAAAGACGCCGCTGATATTATGGGCGAAACTAAGTTGCGTTACTTCGGTTCAAGCAAAGTCGCTGCGGAAAAGTTTGCACTGCTGTTGCAGTCTAATCTTGATGCGGCTTATGCGGATGCTTGCGGAAAATAATCAGAACAAAACAGGTTAAGGCGGATCATTTTGCTTGCATGTAGCGCGGGATGGTGTAGTATGTATATATCGAAACGCAAACGGGGATGATGAAAATGCCGAAAAACCAAAAAGCCTATGATGAAGGAAGGACCGCAGCAACCTATTCACTTGGTCTGGCATTTTGCCCATATCAGTTTGGAACTACTGATTTTCAAGACTGGCTAGATGGTTATCGTTATCAGTACGCTAACAGTTAAGCCCCCTCGGGGGCTTTTGCCATTCCATCACCACCATGCTAAACCTAACGCATGACGCCAGATGAAATTGCATTCATTCGCACAGACTTGCTTGCGTTTTCGCAATACATGTTCAACGCGCGGAAAAATGCGCCACTGTTGCAAGCGCCATTTCATCCAGCACTAACAGCCGCTCTTGAAAAGGTAGCCGCCGGGATAACAACGCGACTGATTATCAACATTCCGCCACGATCCGGCAAAACCCAAATCGCCGTCAAGGATTTTATTGCGTGGTGTATGGGAAACTGGCCTGATGCTGAATTTATCCATGCCAGCTACTCTAAAACACTGGCAACCGAAAACACCTCTGAAATCCGCGCCATTATGAACCATGAGGCGTTCGCCGCAGTATTTGGCGCGCCATGCCTGCGCAGTGACAGCAACGCCAAGGACTATTTCAAAACCGATGTAGGGGGCCATGTCTACGCAACAGGCAGTGAAGGCTCGATTACGGGCTTCGGCGCTGGCAAGATGCGCCCAACGTTTGGTGGCGCTATCGTGATCGACGATCCGCACAAAGCTGGTGAGGGCAATTCCGACACCATGCGCAAGAACGTGCTTGACTGGTTTCAGGTAACTATGGAAAGCCGCAAAAACAGCCTAGAAACGCCCATCATTGTTATCATGCAGCGACTGCACGAAGATGATCTATCCGGGTTTCTACTAAACGGCGGTAACGGTGAAAAATGGGAACATCTGTGCATCCCGGCCATTGGCGAAGACGGCCTGTCGTTTTGGGAAACCAATTCCAGCTTTTCATTGGCAGAAATGCGCCGCAAGGAAAAGGCAAATTCATATGTGTTCGCCGGGCAGTATATGCAGCGCCCTGCACCTATCGGCGGCGGTATCCTAAAAGATGCGTGGTGGAAATATTGGACGGTATTGCCAAAGATCGAATGGCGCAAGATCTATGCCGACACAGCACAAAAAACCAAAGAAGAAAATGACTATTCAGTGTTCCAATGTTGGGGGCATAGTTCAGATGGTGGTAAATATCTGATTGATCAGTTGCGCGGAAAATGGGAAGCGCCTGAATTGCTAACCAATGCCCGAGCGTTTTGGAACAAACACCGGGCCGTATCAGGACTAGGCCAGCTCAGGGCAATGATGGTTGAAGACAAAGTTTCAGGCACTGGACTGATTCAAACCCTATCCCGCGAACGAATTCCGGTGATCGGTATTAAACGAAACATTGATAAAATCACACGCGCATTCGACGCCGCGCCGATTATTGAAACTGGTAACGTGTATTTACCGCTCGGGGCGGATTGGCTATCGGGGTTTCTAAATGAGGCAACCCAATTCCCGAACGGTAAACATGACGACCAGCTAGACCCAATGTTTGACGCCGTTGTTGATACAAACGTTGGGATCAATTGGGCTGCATTGGGGTCTTGACCCCGCTTTGCCCGTCAAGCCCCTTTCGGGTACAATTTGCACAAACAAGGGCGCGCGCATGACAATTATCAATGATGGACTGCAAAACGTAGCGGCGGGCATGGTTTCCACGCGCGACAAGTCCCAAAATGTCACATTCGTTGACGTGCAGGAAAACCCCGCATATTGGGGTGTAGTCTATGAAAACTCTCGGTTTGCGCAAAAGGTTGTCGATCAAATCCCGGAAGACTGTTTTCACAAATGGCGAACGTGGAAGGGCGATGATGATCAAAATGAGTTGATCGAGGCGCTAGAGAAAAAACTATCCATCCGAGCCAAGCTGCGCCATGCAAAACAGCAGGCCCGCATCTACGGCGAACACTTCCTTTACCTTGATGTGCAGGACGGTCAATCGCCTGACAAGCCACTGTTGCTTGATCGTGTAGGACGCGGCGGGCTGA